TATGTAGATATTGACGGTGACAAAGCAAAAGATAATCACCAGCTTATTATGAAATACCGTTCAGCTTCTATGAATCCAGAAGTTGATATGGCGATTGAAGAAATTACCAATGAGTCTATGTCTCTTGGTGAAAGAGAATCCATTGTTGATTTGATTACTGATAAGGTAGAAACATCAGACAAAATCAAGAAACTAATGAAAGAAGAATTCGATAATATCGTTTCATTATTGAACTTTAACGATAATGGCCCAGATATATTTAAAAGATGGTACATTGATGGTAGATTAGTACATCACATCATTGTTGATGAAAACAATCCAAAAGCAGGAATTCAAGAATTAAGATTTATGGATGCTGCTCTTGTTAGAAAAGTACGTGAAGTCAAATATAAAAAAGACCAAGCGACAGGTGTGAAACTTGTTGATAAAGTCAGTGAATATTTTATGTACCAAGAGAAACCGGGAATTCAACAATCAGCAGTTCGTCTGACACCTGATTCAGTTTCATACGTGACATCGGGTCTACTCGATGAATCACGTAAAAAGGTTGTATCATATCTTCATAAAGCATTAAAACCAATTAATCAATTACGTATGATGGAAGACTCGCTTGTCATTTATAGACTTGCTCGAGCACCAGAGCGCAGAATCTTTTATGTTGATATTGGTAACTTACCAAAAGGTAAAGCCGAAGAATACATGAAAAGTATTATGACTAAGTATCGTAACAAACTTGTTTATGATACGAATACAGGTGACATTAAAGACGACCGCAAGCATATGTCAATGCTTGAAGATTTTTGGTTACCACGAAAAGAAGGCGGTAGAGGTACAGAAATCACTACACTTCCTGGCGGTGAGAATCTTGGTCAAATTGATGATATTGTTTACTTCCAAAAAAGACTCTATCGTGCACTCAATGTGCCCGTAAATAGACTTGAACAGGAAGCTCAATTTTCGCTCGGTCGTTCAACAGAAATTAGCAGAGATGAAGTTAAATTCCAAAAGTTTATTGATAAGCTTCGTAAGAAATTTTCAAAACTATTCCTACAACTTTTGAAAAAGCAATTACTCTTAAAGGGTGTAATTACTGAGGAAGATTGGAACAATTGGAAAAATAATATCATCGTGGATTACATTACAGACAGTCATTTTTCCGAACTAAAAGAAAATGAAGTCATTCGTGAAAAAGTTCAGACGCTTGATATGGTATCACAATATGTTGGCGATTATTTTACAAAAGATTGGGTATATCGTAATATTCTTCAATATAATGATGATGATATTAAAGAACTTGAAAAAGCACAAGAAGAAGTAGCTAAGGCTGAAGAAAAAGCACCTGAACCACCTCAACAAGAGGAAGTTCAAGAGAAAGAGCCACAGGGACAAAGGCGATAAAGGTGACAAAGGAATACAAGGTACTACTGGTCCACAGGGCGAACAAGGAGCACAGGGTAATCGAGACTTGGATGGTTCACAAGGCGCGCCAGGACCAAAAGGCGATACTGGAGGTCAAGGACCACAAGTAGTGCCTGGTGACCCTGGGCCTCAAGGCATTCAGGGGCTACGTGGAGAATTTGAAAACTTTTTTTATATAAATAATATTCAAAGGAGATAATTATGGCTGATAATGATGTGAATGCTGTTGCTGATTTAATTAATCAGATTACAGCTGATAACTTTAGTCAAGCGAATGTTTCATTCGCTGACATTATGAATACAAAAGTAGGTGATGCTCTCGACTTAGAGAAAATTGCTCTTGGTCCAACTGTTTTTGGTGAACCACCAAATGAAGTTGAGGTTGAAGATGATTATGATGAAGAAGAAGATATTGATATAAGTGATGAAGAAATTGAAGATTATATCGATGATCTAGAACTTGATCATGATCTAGAACTTGATCAAGAAGAAGAACAGGATTAAAAATATGAAGCTGATTAGCGAATACGTAGAACAAGAATTAGAAGTTATCACTGAGGCAAAAGCCGGCGGTGGTAAATCTTATCATATTGAAGGTGTATTTGCTCAAGCAGAACAACCTAACCGGAATCGTAGGATGTATCCTCTTCCAGTTATGGAAAAAGCCGTGGATAAGTATGACACGGAACAAGTTAAAACAGGTAGAGCTGTTGGCGAACTCAATCATCCTGATGGGCCAACAATCAACCTGGATAAGGTATCCCACCGCATTACTGCTCTTGAATGGAAAGGTAATGATGTTGTGGGTAAAGCACACATCCTAGATACTCCTATGGGTCAAATTGTAAAAGGTTTACTTGAAGGTGGTGTCAAACTAGGTGTGTCGACTCGTGGTATGGGAAGTCTTGAAGAAAGAAATGGTATAATGCATGTGAAGGATGATTTTCATCTTTCAACTGTTGACATTGTACAGGATCCATCTGCACCAGATGCTTTCGTAAATGGGATAATGGAAGGTGTTGACTGGATTTGGGACAATGGTATCATTCGGCCTCAAGAAATTGATAGAATAGAGACTGAAATTAAAAAGGCTCCACGTGCTGATCTCTATGAGACACAGGTTCGTGAGTTCAAAAATTTCCTCTCGTTACTGAAAATCTGAAGGGAGTCAAACATGACTGATCAAATCGAAGAACAGGATGTTGAGCTCGATGAAAACGAGGAAATCGTAGATGAAGCTCACGATCCAAAAAACGCTCCACAGCATTCAGCCGCCGCGGTTGATAAAGCTGGTGATGCAGTAAAAGGACAGGCCCCCGCTCGTACTGGTGATAAGCGTAACTCAGAGCCAATGCCAAAAACTAAGGCTGGTATGCTGAGTGCTATTTACACTAAGATGGGTGGAATGCCAAAACAGGATATTGCGTCGGCGTATAAAAATATGTTTGGTGAAGATATTGACACTGATGAAGAAGCACTTGCAGAAGCACCAGAGGTTGATGTTAAATCCGAACTGAACACTCTTGTAGAAAACGAAGCGACTCTTTCCGAAGAGTTCAAGGAAAAGACAGCGATTCTTTTTGAAACCGCTCTTGCTTCCAAGATCGCAGAAGAAATTGACCGCATCGAATCAGAATACGAAGAAAGATTCACCGAAGAAGTAGAAACCATGAATGAAAGCATGGTCGAAAAGATCGACGGTTATCTGAACTACGTAGTCGAAAACTGGATGGAAGAAAACAAACTTGCTATCCAATCTGGTCTGAGAACTGAAATTGCAGAAGACTTTATGGCAGGTCTGAAGACACTGTTCGTTGAGTCCTATGTTGAAGTTCCAGAATCAAAAGTTGACCTAGTTGACGATCTGGCAGAACAGGTTGAAGAACTCGAAGAGGAAATCAACAAAATTACTAAGCGCGCCATGACTCAGGCTGAAGAACTCGAAGTTCTGCAGCGTGAAAGAGTTATTGCCGAAGCTGCTTGGGATCTGGCAGACACACAAGCTGAAAAGCTTACTTCAATGGTTGAAAAGATTGATTTTGAAGATGCTGAATCTTTTGCTAAGAAAGTTTCTACAGTCAAGGAATCACTTTTTGCCAAAGCCACAAATAACGAAGAACTGGAAGAAGAGTCAACATCCGATGATGATACATTCGAAGTTTCATCGGCGATGGAAGGTTATCTTACAGCTCTGAAAAGACTTAAGTAATAAGGAGTTAGTCCAAAATGTCTTACGAACAATTAGTTGAAAAGTGGACCCCAGTTCTGAACGCAGAAGGCGTTTCAGAAATCGGTGACCGCTATAAAAAATCTGTCACGGCGCAGCTTCTGGAAAACCAGGAAATCGCTTTCCGTGAAGAAGGTGCTGCAATGAACTTCCTTTCGGAAGCTCCATCTTCAAATGTCGGCAATGTTGCTAACTGGAACCCAGTGTTGATTTCACTGGTCCGTCGTGCTATGCCAAACATGGTAGCCTATGACATCTGCGGCGTTCAGCCAATGACTGGTCCCACTGGTCTGATTTTCGCGATGAAGTCACGCTATCGTGGTACTAATGGTGGTGGGCCAAAAGTCGGAGTCAATGCTGGTGATGAAGCGCTGTTCAACGAAGCAGCGTTCAACTACTCAGGTGACTCATCGACAACTGCAATGCAGGCTGATGGTTCTGGTCTCCAGGGTGTTACCGACTCAAACGGTGATAGCTCGATCAACAACGATCGCGCTCTTACTGATCCAACAACTGGTTTGGACCTGTACACAACAGCTGAAGGCGAAGGCCTTGGTGAATCAGGTGCAGAGCAGTTTGCTGAAATGGGCTTCTCAATCGAGAAAGCAACCGTTACTGCAAGAACACGCGCTCTGAAAGCTGAGTACTCGATGGAACTGGCTCAGGATCTGAAAGCGATCCATGGCCTGGACGCTGAGACTGAGCTGGCTAACATCCTCACAACTGAAATCCTTGCGGAAATCAACCGTGAAGTTGTTCGT